TCCGGAAGAATGTCACCGGCAAAAACATTTAACTGTTGTTGCCGGTGACATTCTTCCGGATGAAGAGCCTGCTGAAGAAGATTGCCCGTTTATCTTGATTTATGGAGCAGTTAAAAAAGAAGGCTTAAATGCCGGAGTGTGCGAATACAAATGCAACTTAGGCATTGGCATATCAACAGACAAAGGTAATTTTTTAAGTGATGACGGGATTGTCATGCACAATGCTTACGATTTGATGAGCAAGCTGATGCTGATAATACAACGGGAGCTGAATAATTACCGACCCATGTCAGCTGTAGATGCTCAAGTTGGTGGAGCTCTTAATCCGGGCGGTACCTACTGGGCTGGAGACATGACGGTCTCCTGGGAAATTGAACAAACGTTAGGCCTTGGTAAGGCCGAAGAATTTTAGCAAAGGAGTGATTAAAAAATGACACAAGCAAAAGGCATTTATTCTAAAACACTGATGGCTTTTGAGACTGCTGACGGTGTGGACCCTACTGATGTTGCAACTTCTGCAATCTTGATTCCGTTCACAAAAAACAGTTTGCTGGCAAGCCAGAATTCTACAGATTCAACCATCTTAAGAGGTCGCAGAGACCCTGCAGAACCAACCCCCGGCAACGTGACAGTTGATGGAGATATCCCTACAGCTGTAGATTCCACGGTGACTGGGTATTTACTTAAGGGCGCATTTGGCAATCCCACAACAACAGAAAACACTGCAGATAGTACTTATACACATGTATATAAGCCGGGAAACACACAACCGTCTCTTATGATTGAGAAGGGATTCCCGGATATCGGTACTTACCATAAATATAATGGCTGCAAGGTTTCAAAGATTGACATGAGCGTGGGCGGCGATGGTGAGTTACTTGCAACCTATTCTTTTATGGGCGAGAAGGAAACCATTGGAACAGCTTCCGTTGGTACTACACCAAAAGAACCAGTATTGGATAAATTTACTCAATTTGATGCGGACTTAGAACTTGGCGGCAACACTATGGCCATAGCTACAGCATTAACTTTAAGCATTGATATGGGTCTTGATGGTGAAACACAGACTATTGGCAGCAAAGGCTATAGGACTAGTGTAAACGAGGGCCTAATCAAAATTAGTGGCAAGCTCACAGCTTTCTTTACCAGCTCTGAGTACATAAAATTAGCTGCAGATAATACCACAACTAGTATGAAGCTAACTCTTACCAATGGTAAAAAAGTATTCTCGATTTATTTGCCGGAAATCAGATTTACTCGCAATTCTCCTGCTGTTGATGGTGCAGCCGGTATTAAGCAAGAGCTTAATTTCAATGCGTTCTACAAAGAAAACACTGAGAAGGCAGCTATCGTTCTCAGCTTGACAAACGATACTGCATCATACGCTGCCTAGTACGTGATTAGGAGGAAGTCATGACAGACAAAAATTATTTGATTCAAATCCGTCCCATGAGTTGGACAGAATTCAATAAGTACGTTGAAGAAATAGACGATAAAATCCCAGAAATACTGGACCCGAAGAAACCTACAAAAGCCGAAAGGCTGGCCATAGGCAACTGGAGACGTAAAGCCGCCAACTGGGTACTTACTAACATGTATCCGGACAAGGTTGATGTTGGCCTAACAGTAACAGAAGTTTTTATGATCTATGAACTTACCATGAATGCCAACAAGAAATATCGGCAAGCAGAAATAAAAAACTGCGAGCTATCTTCGAGTGGCAGTACGGAGATGGCGCAGCTTACTGCCGAGCCTGTCCCAGAAAAGACCTCAGAACAGGTAAAAAGCTAGACTGCAATATTTGCGAAGGCAGATGCCCGGACATCAATCCGGGCAATGCTGAATTTTTTAGAGTTTGGAATTTGGTAGGGAATTGTTTCCGGTATGTAGTTGGTGCCAGGATAATTCCCACATCACTAAATTGGACTGATATCAAGGCGGCTACAGATATGGCCAACATCAAAGTATCAAGCGCCTTGCTAAATAAAATAAAAATGGCAGAAGAAATAATTTTAGACGTTGTTGAGAAAGGAGTGAAAGAATAATGGCACTGCAAGAAAAAATGGAATTTCAGCTAGTTGATAATTTTACCAAAGGAATGATGGACATTCGCGGCGGTATTAATACAGCTGACAAAGCTTTGGGAAATTTTAGCAACACTGCTACCAAAGCATTTACTAATTTGGCAGCACTGGGGACAGCAGGGTCAGCTCTTAACTCAATAATTGATTCAACCAAATCCTGGGCTCTTGCTGTTAACGACCTACAGGACAAAACCGGTATGGCCGGAGAAACGGCTTCACAATTTTTAGTATTAGGTCAGCATGTAGGGCTAGCAACCGAAGAAACTGGAAACGCTTTTGCAAAAATGAGCAGAAACGTTGAAACAGCTAGAGTTGCTATGGCAAATGCTTCCGCTTCCGGGAAAGCATCCACAGACGTTTTTACTAAGTGGGGAATTTCGATTAAAGATTCCAATGGCCGAATGCTGTCTGCAGAACAGATTTATCAAAATGTTGCTGAAAGGCACAGAGACATGGCTAATGGTGTCTCCAAAACAGCTATGGAAATGGAAATATTCGGCAAATCCGGTGCTAAACTTAATGACTTGTTGAATCTTTCTAAAGAACAAATAAAAGATGTTACAGACTATGCCGAGAAAATGGGGCTTGTCATAAATGGTGAAACTTCACAAGCTGTTGAAGATTTGAGCTTCCAAACTAATAAGCTCAAGATGGGAATGGAAGGCTTAAAGATTCAAATAGGTCAAGAACTAATACCTCAATTAGTTTCTCTCACTGAATACGCTCAGCAAGCAATTACTGGATTGGGTCAACTAGATTCTCAGACTAAAACCAATGTTGTGTCTGTACTAGAATTTGTTGCGGCAGCTGGTGCTTTAGGTTTGGGAATACAGGCCGTAACGTTTACTTTTGGGCCGTTAATTTCTGCAGGCGGGAAACTTATAGGAGTTATTAATGGAATAGCTACTAGTCTTGGAATTGCTACAAGTGCAGCAAGTGCTATAATAGCTCCTTTAACTGTAGCCATAGCACTTTTACATCAATATAATCAGGACAAAGCGCTAAAAGAACAATACGGCGATCAGATAATGTCACGTGACAACGAATATTCTATGCTTCAGGTTGACCAGGAAAAATTGGCACAAGCTCGAGCTGTAGATGCTAACGAAGCAGATACTTTTGCCTATGGAACTGGGTCAACAAAAGATGTAAAAACTATAAATGAAGAAGCACAAGCCAAGGCAGAAAAAGCTGCAGCTGATGAAGAAAGAATGGCTGCTAATACAGCGACCTCTAGTGCTGCCGCTGATAAAGCATCAAAAGCAGCAGAAACAGCAGCCAAAAAAGCTGAAGAAGCTCGCAAAAAACTTGAAGAACTTCGCGAAAAGACCGGGACCATGATTACTGACGTGGCCGCAAGTCTTGAAGGTGATATTTATGGCGCAGATGGTTGTACTGCTTATGTTGCTGATGTTCTCAAAAAAACCAATGTTGCATTCGGTCAAGTTATGAGCATGGATGTTGGCATAGCTAAACAGCAGGCCGAAGAAGCGGGCTTATACCACGAAGGAACTGAAGGTATGAAAGCCGGAGACGTTTTAGTCTATGGCTCTAACCAATATCCCACAGGCTCCCATGTTGGCATTTATGACGGTGTAAATGGTGTATACCACAATGCAAGTTCCAAAGGGAACAAGGCTTATCATCAACAAGGCTATTATGACATGGGTGCTGGAACTTGGGTTAAGGGATATATTCAGACAAGCGGCGGTGCTGGAGCAAGCTCCGAAGAATTAAAGGAAGCTGAAAAGAAGTATCAGCAAATTAGCGGCGTTGCCAAAGCTATTATCAGCCTGAACCAAGGACTTGATGAGAAGATTGCCAATCTTACTCTTAGCCCTGCCGAATCGCAAAACGTCAAGCTTAATAATGAGTTGGCCGACTACCAATCGACCTTAGAAAAAGCTAAAAAACTTGGTATAGATGTAAATTCGGAAACAACTAAATTGCAAAATTATCAGGTGCTTCAGCGAGAAAAATATACAAGAGAAAGCTTGATATCCACCCACAGCAATGAGATGGATATGTTATCAAGCAGGTACCGGGCCAACGAAATTAGTAACGCAGAGCTTCGTGTTTTACAGGACCAAGAGCTTCAGACTTACACAGCCAAATTGCAAGAAAAGCTTGCCAATGAAAAGCTTACTGAAGAGGACAGACTTAAACTGCATCAAGAATATTCGCAAGCTATTCAGCAGGTAGAGCAAAATGCAGCACAGACTGTCAAAGGTGCTTGGGATAACACAATGAAATCTATGAAGAACTATACCGTTGATTATCAAAGCTCTATGACTTCCGTAATGGGAAATATTGAGGATTCATTTACCGGTCTTATGGATGGAGTTGTTACCGGACAAAATTCATTCGCCGATAACATAAAATCCAGTTGGGACAACATAGCTAATAGCGTTATAAACGCCGTTTGGAAGATGGCAATGCAGATGATGGTAGTCAAGCCTCTATTTAATTGGCTTGGTGGAATAATGGGCGATTCAAGCGTTATAGATTACTCGGGTGGCGGTCTTAGCCTTACAGGCGGTATGGAAAGCTATAACTACGTTGGTAATGATGTTATAAGTACTTCTGCTATGGCCAGCGGTGGTATTGGTACAGCCGGGTGGCATTTAGTAGGTGAAGAAGGTCCCGAAATGGTCAAATTTCCCACAATGGGAAGGGTGCTGAATGCTTCCGATACTTCAAACGCTTTATCCGGGAATTCTGGTTCCCTCGAAAACGTTAGAGTAGAAATCGTTAACAAATCCGGAACCGATGTTAAAGCTACAGATACCAGCGTAAAATTTGATGCTAACGGATACATTATCAGTGTTGTTCTAAATGCTGTTAGCACCAATAAAAACGGCATGAGAGATATTCTGAAAGGGGCTGTTTCTATATGAGTTTAACTTTTCCTACAATCAGCGCGCCTAATTATCCTCTGAAGCTTAGCCCGGAGAATAACTCCATGAAATCCACTTTTGAGGACGGCAGCGTACAGGCTAGACGTAAATTTACAAGGTCTAGGCAGAAGTGGACACTAACTTGGAACAACCTTCCACAAGACGAATTTGACGTCCTAGATACCTTCGTAAGAAATGAAGCTTGCTTTTCTGCGAACTCTTTTACGTGGACAAATCCTGCCGATAATACAAACCATGAAGTGTATGTAAGTAATTATGATGGACAGGAACTTACAGTACTAAGCTACTGGAAGGTAGAACTAGAAATTACGGAGGTCTGACGATGCTTACAATATCTGCACTAGCAAAGCAGGAAAAAAACAAGCTTCATACTGACAGCGTGTTTCTTATCCTGCTGGACATAATACCAAATATCACCGGAGCTGAAACGCTCCGCGTTTGCTACAACAATGAAGATATCACGTGGAATGGCAATCTCTATCAAGCCTTTCCTTTTGAGCTCGGAGAAGTGTCCGAGGACAGTACAGGAAGCGAACCTTCCGTGGAGCTAAAGGTGGACAACACCACTAGAGCATTGCAGTCCTATGTGGAAGATTATTCCGGTGGCAACGGCTTCACAGTGGTCCTGAGGATAGTAAACTCCAAAGCTTTGGATATATCTACACCAGAACTGGAAGAACGTTTCACGGTCAACCACTGTGCTGTGGATCAGCAGTTTATAACCTTTAATTTAGGGAGCGGCTATCCTCTTAACGACCGCAGGCCTTTAGAAAAATATCTGAAGAACAACTGCCCGTTCCGGTACAAGGGATTACGGTGCGGTTCGACAAGCGGCTATGCTACTTGTGGCCATACGCTTACAGAATGTAGGGCGAGAGGAAACAGCGCTAGGTTCGGTGGTTATCCGGGCATTGACCAGAAGGGAGTGTATCTAAATGGTTAAGTATCAGGATTTAATCGGAGTAGAGTTTCGCAATCATGGACGTGACGTTCTTACAGGCCTTGACTGCTACGGACTTGTTAAAGAAATTTATAAGCGTTTCGGAGTGGCTCTCCCTGAGTTCGATGCAGATTTTGACGATGTTGATAAAATTTCTTGCATAATTAAAAACGAACAGCGAAGCAAAAGCATCTGGAGACGAATCAAAACCGAGGTCGGAGAACCGATACCAGTGCCATGCGTAATGGCCATAAGGTTCGGCGTACCGAAGCCGTATATCAACCATACGGGCGTTTATATCGGGGACGGACTGTTTATACATACACGAGATAAAATCGGCGTGTGCGTGGACAGAACGCTCAATCCGGCATGGAAAAAATGTATTGAAGGTTACTACGAGTACAGAGGTTAAGCCATGAGACTAGTCACAATTAAGAATCCTTTTAGCCCATATGAAGATAGGGTCATTGAACAAATAGATATAGAAAAAGGCCTGACAGTGGAGAGACTATCCAATGACAGGTCGGTCCCTGGCATGGAGCTTAAGGTGACAGTTAACGGTGAGACACCTGAACCTGGCAGAGAGCTTATGAAGAATGACTTTGTGGTCATTTCTCCGGTTGTGGCCAAAGGCGGTAAAAACATATTTGCTATGGTAGCCATGATTGCGCTGACTATTGTTGCGCCTCAAATAGGAGTCTGGGCGGCTAAGTCGACAATGGCAGCGTATACCGCTGGAACAGCCGTCTTTACCGCTTATGCAGTATCAGCTGCAGTCATGTTTCTTGGTGCCTATGTAATAAGCCGTTTCTGCTCCACTTCAGCGGACCTTGGTTCGAGTAGTAATGAGGACCAGACTTATAGCTGGAGCGGGCCTTCTGTTATGGAAGGCCAAAACAATCCTATACAAGTTGTTTACGGCAAGGTTAAGACTTCAGGGCAGACTATCGGCAAGTACATAAGCACTCTCGACAACAAAGAGTATCTGAATTGGCTTATCTGTGCAGGAAACGGACCTCTTACGATTTCCGATATCAAGATTAATGACAATCCTGTTTCTTACTACGAAGGCATGACCTGTGAGCTAAGAAACGGGACGAATGACCAGAGCGTTATCCAGAATTTCAACGACACCTATTTCACAAAGACATTGGGCTATCAGCTGACTACAACCGCTAGGACGGACACGGCTCAGGGAAACGCCACTCAAGGAATTATTGTAAAGATAGAATTTTCAAACGGTCTTTACTATGCGAATGACGATTGCGGTCTTGACGAAGCTTGGGTTGAATTGGAAATAGATTACCGGCTCTCCGGCGGGAGCTGGGTGAACCTTATCACTCCCGGTACCAGAATTTCGGGCAACGTTTCCAGCGCAATTAGAAGAGAATTCAGAGTTGACGGATTAGCGTCCGGAACATACGAAGTCAGGGTGTGGATAACCAACAGAAGCCATGAGGAAACCAATTCAAGAGCTTCAGTCAAGTGTTACTGGACGGGGTTAACATCTATCGTATATGACGATTTCAGCTATCCTAACAGAGCTCTTTTAGGAATTAAGGCTTTGGCTACAGACCAGATAAGCGGGTCGCCCACAGTAACCTTCCTGGTTGAGAGAGCTTCCGTCTATGTGTGGAACCCTAATACTTCCGCATATGTGACTAAGCCTGCAAACAATCCTGCGTGGGCCGCTTATGACTATATCCATCAGTGCAGCTACATCAAGAATTTAAGCACCGGTGGTTATGAATACGAAGTCAGAGGAGCTGCCAAGGAATTAATGCTCTATGACCAGTTCGCAGCGTGGGCAGACTTCTGCGATGCCAAGAACCTGCACATTAACTACATTGATTCAACTGTAGGTAGGCTCATGGAAAAGGTCAATGCCAATATCGCACCTGTAGGCAGAGGCTATGTTGTTTGGTTTGGTACAAAATGCGGTTGCATCTGGGATTGTGTTAAGCAGCCGGTGCAGATGTTTGGCATGGGCAACATTAAAGCGGGAAGCTTTAAAGAAGATTTCATGCAAACCTCTGACAGAGCCAACTGCATAGAACTAACATATAACGATGCGGCAGCCAATTACGAAAGGCAGACCGTTACTGTTTACTCTGACGATTATGACGATGCCGATGCTGTGGCCAAAACCACATCAATCACATATGACGGTATAACAAGCTATGAGCAAGCAGTTCGGACAGCTAAATATCTTCTGTACTGTAATAAGTACCTGGTACGCACCGTTACCTTTGAGGCTGATGTTGATGCTATTTCCTGTACCATAGGCGATGTGATATTAGTCTCTCATGATGTTCCTAGGTGGGAACGCAGCGGAAGAATTTACAAAGTAGATGGTGCAAAACTTACTCTAACTTGTGAAGATTTGACAGACTTAACGAAGTCTTACTGCATCATGTACAGAACTACGGACGATGTAATTCACGAACAATCTTGTACCGTTTCATCCAGCGCAGATGGTTATACGGTTATTACTATTGGCGGCGATACCGGGAATTATACCGGAGGCGGAACACCAGAAGTTAATGATGTGTTTAGTCTGGAAGTTGTGAATGTTGGTGTTAAGCCGTTCAGCGTTCGGAGCATTACAAGAGCTCAAGACTTCACCCGCAAAATTGAGTGCATCGAGTATAACGCTAACATCTACAACGAGAATTACAGCATTCCGGCAATTAATTATTCGGATGAGAAATATCTTCCGACTAATGTTCAGCAGCTATCAGCTTCACAAGTGGCGTATAAAGATGCTTCTGGCTTCTCAAGATGTGTTATGTACGCTTCGTGGGTTTTGCCTGCTGGAGCTCAACCTTGTAAGTATACGGTGCTTCTAAGTAAGGATGGTATCAACTATTATGTAGTCAAAAGCAATATCAGCAGTAACAGTATCCAACTTGATGTAGAGATTGAGACAAACTACTGGATTAAGGTTATATCAGTACTTGGAGTTAATCTAAGTACCGGAACGATAGCCGGCCCGATAAGCAAAGGCATTGATACTATTCCTCCGGATGTCAATGAGCTTGGAGTTGAAAAGCTGGCAAGCGGTACGCGCCGCTACTACTGGAATTTTGACTATCCGGTACCAAACGATATTGCAGGCTTTCGCATAAAACATATACAAGGAACATCCTTAAATTGGGAACAGGCTTCAGAAGTCGCTGAAGGACTTATAACGGCTCAGCCTTATGAAGCTAAATCTCTGAGAGACGGTACGCACACGATTATGATTAAGGCCGTTGATAACTATGGCCACGAAAGTGAGAATATAGCGTACGTGCTCATAGACCTTGGGGATACTCTTAAGGAGAATATTTTAGAAGAGCACGATTTATCAGCAAATTCATGGAGCCTTGTAGCAAGCAACGGATACGTTGACCCTGATACCGGTTACTTAATGTCAGGCGATAGCAACACCATGTGGAGCTCTGACAGCCAGAATCCGATGTGGAACTCTGACAAGAAGAAAGCTATGTGGGGGAATAGCAGTTATAACGAGCTGACGATTAACTCAACGATAAATGTATCGTGCGGTGGTCAGTTCGGAGTTGATTTTGGCGGCGACAATTTGCTTTCGCTAAACTATCGACTTAACAACGATAATCCGTTTTGGGGACTAGAAAGTGATAGTTTCTGGGGATTGGCAAGTGATAATTTTCGGAAAATCTATCGTACCATGTGGTTCCTATTTTCCGCTAAGGCAAAAGTTAACGCAGGAGATGTACTAGAAATTAATGGTACGGCGCCAGCTTCAAAAACGGCAAGAACGGTAATAAAAAAACTCACGCCATATATCGATGTTCCGGACAGGTCGGAACACTTCGAGAATCTTACTGTACCGGCAGACGGTTTGGAATTACCAGTTAAGACACCAAATTATTATACGGTGGCAGTAAGGATTGATAGCGTGAGCGGGAACACAGAACTGCTACAGCCCAAGATTGTGACTAGGCAGCCATGCGTAATTAAAATCATAAATGCTAGCGGTACAAGCGTGTCGGCTGTCTGTGACATTACTTGGCAAGGCTACGAGAAGGAGGTCGTTTCATGAGCATAAAAAAATTTACGGAAGCTACAGCTGATTATTTTAACGGTGCTTCTAGTACGGATGCTACGTCAGAAGAGCAATTCCAGAACCTAATTAAGAACAATAATTCTATTTTAGAAAATTTTGTACAGCGCTTTTTGTGGCAGCCATCAACAACTTATTCTGTAGGAGCGATACGGCAGTCTCCGTCAATGCCGGAAGGCGCTCAGGCAATTTGCGCGGCAACCGGTGTCAGCAGTGACACCGAACCAGCGTGGACTGCTATCGGAACAGAGGTAACTGACAATGGCGTACTTTGGAAAATAATATCTCCTGCGCTTCTCGGTTATCCTATCGGCGCAATTTATCAAAGCAAAGACAGCACATCGCCGTCAAGCTTATTCGGAGGCACTTGGGCTGCGATGGATGCTGGACTAGTTTTAGTAAGCGCCGGCACAGCATCCACCGGAACAATTTACAAGATAGACGATATCGACGGTGAAGAAAAGCATCTGATGACCATTAACGAGCTCGTAAATCATGGACACGCAGCTACCGCTGACACGCAAGGCAATCATGCTCATAGTGCTTGGACAGATACTCAGTCTGCAAGTGGCAAGATTTATGGCGGAGGCAACGCAACTCCAGCTCAAGGCGGAGCAGATGGGGTATTCTCGTTAAGTGACACTTATAACTTTTACGCTTCGGGCGATAGACATGATGGACACCATGTAGTGTTTAATTATTCACATGGCCATAGTGTAGGTGTTTCAGCAGCGGGAGCTCACTCTCACACCATAACCATAGGAAAAACAGGAGGGAACGAAAAGTTTAACCTTATGCAACCTTACGAAGTTTGCTTCAGATGGCGCAGAACGGCTTAAAAAAGGAGGAATAAAAGATGCAAAGTTTACTATTAATCAGGGATGGAATCGTTGTGGTTCAAAATGCCACAAAAAATTATACCGATACTACTGCTAACTTTATTGCAGACGGCGGAACCGTTATCGGCAACAATATCGACTACAACAAAGGCACAGGTAATTTTATCGTTAACGGGAAGCTAGGAACTTATCCAAATGCTGAATGCGAGAAGGAAATAGAAAATATTGATGCTTTTCTAAGCGCTCAGCAAAAAAGAGCAGAGGTGAAATAAAAATGAGCATACCAAAAGTCGCACAGCTTGGCTCAGCACTGATGCAATATGCCAACAGTGCGAACCCCACAAAGTCTAGCTCAATGATGGACTTTATTCTTAATAACAATGAAGTCTTGGTAGCACTTGCCAGCAAGCTACTGTTTCAGCCAAACACCGCTTATGAGGCTGGGGATTTTATTATCAGCGACAGCATGCAAAACGGCTTGTGGGCAAAATGCACAACTGCCGGAACTACTGATACCACTGAACCAACATGGGGCACCAAAGCCGATGACACAGTAAGCTCAAGTGGCTGTATTTTTACTATGGTAGCTTTAGCAACTTCAAATGATTTAAGCAAGAAAGTTGACAAGGTAGCAGGCAAAGGTTTAAGCACAGAGGACTACACAACCGCTGACAAGACTAAGCTGTCAGGAGTAGCAGAGGGCGCAGAAGCAAACGTAATTGAAGTAATCAACTTAAACGGCACACCGCTAGTCGTGGCGAACAAAGCAGTTAACGTTGACCTGTCAGAATATGCCACGAAGTCCGATATATCCCACGTCTACAAATATATGGGGAGCGTTGCGACTTACGCAGACTTGCCCGCCACAGGGCAGGAGATAGGCTACACCTACAACGTACAGACCGCTGACACAATGCATGACGTGAAAGCGGGCGACAACTTAGCGTGGAACGGTACGGAGTGGGATAGCTTAGGCGGAACTGTTGACTTGTCTAATTACTACACTAAGGCTGAAGTTACGGTGGCTATCAATGCGGCATTGGCGAACTATCCAACCAAGACCGAAACGGACACGGCAATAGCCAACAGTAACCCTTATTGTCTTGCGTTACCACATGGGGCAGGCTTATTTAACTTTTCAATAATAAACGGGACAGGCGTTGCGTGGAAATTATCAAATGGCGTGTTATCAACAAGTACTACCCAAAACCTTACACTTCCCGCTGGCACTAGTTATTTATATTGCAATAATTTATGGGCAAGCGGTGTACAAGTTTCTGCGGGTAGCACAGGCAAAAACTTCACAGGAAATTTGAGCGTTTTCAGCAATTTAACTTACTATCTTATCCTTTACGATTGCTCACTCGTCACAGGAAATTTGAGCAGTGTTAGCAACTTAACTTACTATCTTAGCCTTAGCAGTTGCTCACTCGTCACAGGAAATTTGAGCAGTGTTAGCAACTTAACTTACTATCTTAGCCTTAGCAATTGCTCACTCGTCACAGGAAATTTGAGCAGTGTTAGCAACTTAACTTACTTACTTAGCCTTGACGGTTGCTCACTCGTCACAGGAGATTTGAGCAGTGTTAGCAACTTAACTTACTATCTTAGCCTTAACAGTTGCCCACTCGTCACAGGTGTTTTATCGCCAAAAGCCACGCTTTCGTACATTGATATTTCATACACAGGCGTTTCCTCTGCCGACCTAGATACATTGATTTCAAATTTAAACACCATTACCACGGTAACGAGCGGAACATTAAAGCTAAAGGGTTTGACACGTACGAGTGCAAGTACGACAGATATCAACGCTTTGATAACTAAAGGCT